ATGTTCTTCACGCATCTTCTCGGTGCGCTTCTGAATCACTTCGTTTACTTTGCCTTCAGCAATCAGCTTGGCCTCTTCGTCCTGATCAAGTTGGGCAAACACCTTCTTCACAATTTCCGGATCGATACCCTCAAACTGTTTCTGCAGGCGTTGTAGTTCCCGTTGTGCAGTCTTAGCGGCATCACGCTCGCTTTGTAGTGCAGACTTCAAACCCTTCGGATCTTCATAACCTTCAAGGTCAAGGCGAAACTTCCCGTTTTCCTCGACATACAAAGCACGATGTTCTTCTTTGATCTGGTCTAGTGAATCCACAATAAATGGCAATGACATGTTCAAACCTCTCGTTTGATTAAGTTGAGCCTTATCTCAAGGCAATAAAAAACCGCCCGAAGGCGGTTTGTTTTTAAGATATTTTCCAAGAAACTAGAGTGCTTTTACTTGATTACATAGTGACGAATAACAAGAATGATCGAATAGCAACCTAAAAACCGTAATTATCAAAAAGCTCATTATGGTTCCAATAATTACAGCAACAATTGTCGAACTTAATGAAAGCTCACCTGTCACCGCACTCAATTGTTCAAATAAAACCCACCCTAAAAATGTAAAAATTAATAAAAAAAGAAAAATAAATCCTAAATAAAAAAGGTGACTTACAACCATTCTCCAAGAATTTATTTTGATGGTCTTTAAAGGAATATCTATTGTAAAAATGGTTCTGTTTCTCACGAAAGACCAATAGTTTATTACTAGCATGTCATTAGGAAATATTTCTTTAAACAATAAAAACTCAGCGTAATTAGCATTTCCAGCTCCTGTTAATGCCCCAACACGCAGATCTTTTAAAATAGCTTTTTCATCTTCATCATAATCGTCATCACGCTCAATATCTTTAATATCTTTCAAAAATTGGCGATATCTATTGAAAATATCTTCTCCAACTTTTTGATTTTGTTTATTAGTAACGATATCAATAATGATTTTAGACTTTTCAATAAATGATGGATCCACTTTACCCTCTAAATAATTATTTGCTGCTTGGGCTACTTATTAAGAAGAAAAGTGGATATGAATTCAATATTCACATATTGAAAAGTTAATCATATTCTTGAGTTTTGATTGTGACGCTCGTAAATACATATTTATCGGGTCTATCAATCTCAGACACATCCGTAAATTTCAGGTAAATATCATGAATATTTACACCCGTCTCAATTTCAAACTTATTGACCAGTTCTGCAATCTGAACAGTTAAAGCCTTTTCCAGCTCTTCCTTGCGTTTCTTACACTCCACTATCGAAATATTTGACATTTGGAACCCTCTTTTAACTTTTTACAGTCCTAACTCTTTAAACTTTAGCTCATCCAGCTTTCTGAGATGTTCCAGTGTGTAAAGCTGTCCATCCGGATCGAAGAACTTATCAAAATCAAAATTCCCCTCTTTGTAGAGCTTGTACCGTTTCGGGCCTAACCACTCTTTCTGAAAGAAATCGTCTGTTTTCTTAAAAAACTCTTTGAATGTGGTGTTTGCATCGATCTGGCCAATCAGCTGATCCCGCTCATCTTTAGGTATGTCCTTAACTTTACGTTCATCCATCACGAATGGACGTTCACCTACTAACAGGCCATCTTTATCAACTGGCACAAGAATCGATCTACAGTTTGGATGCAGCGGCGGTACACGTCTGGCGGGATCGTTGATCTCCCAAACTGAACCATCCAAAGATGCACAAAGTTTTGATGTTCTCCCATCCAAGGTGGCAATAAATCTTTCGTATTTAAAACCAAGCTGGACAAAACTTTCATGGTAAGCCTGATTAGCGACATGGCTGCGTACAGTTCTCACCGTACGCTCGATGTCAGACTTACTGGTATTTAGAATGCCATCATCGTAATTCTGGCGTTTGGTACCACGGATACGCTGGATGATTTCCTGATTTGACTTACCACTGCTGATCCCGTCCCGAATCGCATACTCAACTTTCTGCCGAGCACTTTCAGCAATTTTAGACAGCAGATCATCGACCAGTGCCCCGCCTACAAGTGGCGTTTTCTTGGCTGAAGAATAAAGCTTATTTCCGTTCTGCTTTTTAATCTTGCCGCCGTATAGTCTGGCAGCGTAGTTCGCCTCATATACTGCTAAAGCTGTAGCTGATACGGCGAATACTTCAGGAATGGAAGTGCTTAAACTGGCGAACCACTGAGAAATAAGATCTCGAATCTCTTTCAGATTGGTTGTGGTGTATTGGCCACCCGCTAAAGCCACCTTCTCTGCATCATTCAACTCATCCAGCAGATCCCGAAGCTTTGAAAGCATCGCATCTGATTCAGAATTAAATAACCTGGTTAATTCATTCACCGATTGAGATGATGCCCGATACAAATAAGCCTGGTGCTGAGTCAGTATCTCAATCAGATTTTTATGATCATTTGAAGCCATTTAGCCTCCTTACAACGGCAGACTATCCCGCTCTTCTTCAACACGAAGCAACTCATCCTGATAATCATGTGATGGCAATTTACCCGTAGCGATATATTCCCAATATGTTCTGAATGAGTTTTTACCCTGCAGTGCACCTTCATAAAGTTGCTTGGCCAGATTGATATCGTATTGCTGAACAATGAACTCAGGCTTCACAGTAAATGCATATTTGGAAGGATCCAGCTTTAGCCACTGAGCCGCATATTTAATGGCTTGTTCAATGGCTTCGGCAGCACACATCACGATGCTATGCAAGCTGGCATGCTGATCATCCTGACGTGCACGACGTGCTTCACCTGATTCCTGGCTATTGGTATCTATGACCTTTGCACCGGCTTCAAGCGCCGAGTTTTTCTGGGCATCCATTTCCTTCTTGGTCATCTCGATGCCATCACCCGAAATCTCTAAATAACCACAAGTCGACTCGTTAGGGAGACTCCAGACAGCCATGACTCCAGTCACGCTAATATCGGAATCTTCATCTAATCCACTCACCCATGGTTGTGGATGCGCCGTATGGTGCAATGACTGGTAATAGTCTGCACTTAACTGGTAATACTTCAGTGCAGCTTTGGCCATTGTCAGCAATGGTACCGAACCCACATCAGGTGAGTTATCCGTGGTACCGCAGAATACAAACGGCGTAAAGGAAAGCTGATTACCACCGAGATCAGGTGTTTTATCTTCAGGTAAAGCGCCATCAAATACCCGAACTGTTAAAGCACCGTTTTGCATGGATAAAACACGGTGCACGGTTTTAGTATCATGGCCAAACTCATCCTCACTATTATCAAACTGCTCTTCGAGCACCAACAGCTTGAGATCCTTACGGCCACCAATGCTGTTCTCCTTCCAGTTAATGATTGATAGTGCGTCATACATTGCAAAGTAAGGAACACCCTCACCATCTACGTCCACCAATAAGCCGCAGCGGCCACATTCCAACAGCTCTACACATACACGGATAAATAGCTGCTTTAACCCAAAACCATCATTGGTCGCGTTATTGATCAACCCCTTAAGCAAAGAACTCTTAATCACGATATCAGGCTCAAGTTTCGAGACCAGACCGATCATGGTCCGTAATGAATCCTGAACCCATAATGGATACTGAGCACGGTTCACATATGCCTTATAGATCTCGCCTGTAGTATCTCCCTGCTTCTCGGCCTCAATCATGCCTGCAGACTTGGAAAGGTACTTTGTAGTGGCTTGCTTAATCTGCTCTTCGCCAGCAACGGCATCACGCATCATCTGCCAGCTTTTTTGTGCAGCAATATACTGCGGATGTTTATCAGTAACTGCCATAAAAACACCATAAAAAAAGCACCTGTAATAGGTGCGTTGGTTAAGACATGCCTCGGATCCTTCGCATTCCTGCTGACTTTTTGTCGATCGGGAATAAATATGCGATTGGATAAGTACCTGCATCATTCATGTGGTCAAAGCCAGACTTTTTATCAGGCTGGCCATAATCATCATAGATCTGACGCTCCAGGCATTTTGCAAAGTGTGGACACTTGGCCACGTTTACGAATAATCGACGCTCAGACAAGGTATTGCAGAGCATGCCATTCATTGAATTGATTCGATCCTTCACAGCAGGGTTTCTACTATTGACGTGGACCTTAAATCCAGCCTTTCTGAGTAACGCCAGATCCGTTTCACTGGCATTGCTCGACTTGCGATTCTCGCCTGAGGCATCGGGGTAGATAGCAATCTCATGATCAGGATAGCGTTCCTGTATTGCCTCAATCATTGCAGGTGTATCAAACAGATTTACAAACTCATCAACCGCATGCATTTGCTCACCACGGCGCACATAGACCACAGCTGCCATCTTGGTGACGTTAAAGTCCATCCCGATGTGCAGTACTTCATTCGGCTTAACCGTCTCACTCGATGCGCTTAGCGTTCGATTAAAGCAATAGAAGATAACGCCCTGATAACTTTCAAAGCTTGCCTCGTATTCCTGACTGAATGTCTTAGGATCCATTTTGCGTTTAGCAACAATGATCTCGGATTCAGGGATATTCCCGCCCTGAAGTGATGTATAGGAAAAACTTTTACAGTCTGGTTCATGTCCAGGCTGACCATCCATAAACGTGTCATAACAGTGGTTAAAGCCCTTCGGTGTCCCGATCCTTAAAACGTTACCCCCAACCCGCTGTTCGCCGTTGACCACGTACTTACAGGTTGAAAGCATTGGTCGAAGTACTTCTTCCCATGCTGCCCATTTACAGTCGGCCCATTCATCAATAATCAGGAAAAATAAGCCAGATCCACGAAGGTCATCATAGTTATCCAGACCAACCACACGAATAACATGGCCACTTCTTAAAGTGATTGAACACTCGGTTTCATTTGGCTTGCCTGCTCTCCATGAGGCTGGAATGGCCTGTTTTAACCGTTTCCAGAATACCCGCTTGGCTTGCTTAAACGTGGGTGCTGCATACCAAATCTCATCTTCAACCGACACGTTCCATTGAGCGGCCAGTCTTGCTGCTCTGCGCATCTCGGCTTTGGCCAAGAACGTTTTACCAAAACGGCGGCCACAAACAGCATCACGAAAGCGTGCTTCTTTCTGCCAGCCCCATAAATAGATATTGGCTTGTTTTGGGGTTAATTGAACTGAACCTTCTGGAGGATTAAAGAATTGGCTCATCTGGTATCTCCTCATCAGGATTCAAAACCAGTTTGTAATCCTCACCAGGTGGACGATGCTCCGGTGGATTCACTTCACGCTGCAGCTTTTGCAGTTCTAGTTTTTTAATCTCAAGTTCTACATCAGCTTTGGTCTGGCCTGCTTCACCGCCGTTGGAAGCCGTACCCTCTTGGCGATTGCTAAACTGCCCACCAATGTCCTTTGCAGCTTGCTCCAGTAACTTCATTCCAGTTTTAACGTTTCGGGTTTTATCCAGATATTTTTGATACTGCCGCAAACGGTAATACTTGTTTGCAATCGGAATATCTATCAGGCCTTCATCGAATTTCGCCCTTGTCTCCTCAAAAAGCTCAACATACTTCTTACTTAGATTGCGGCCTGAATATTTGGTTGGATCGTACGCCTGGCATTGGCTTCGGGTAATATCCACATCAAACTCTTGTTTGACGCTCTCCACTACTTCCTGAGGGGTATCACGGCAAGCAAGAGACTGAACTATAAAGATTTTTACAGGCTCTTTTAGTGCCGCCATAAACGCACCTCCGTACAACTACGTACAACAAGACAGGCAAAAAAAATGAGCCCTAAGGCTCAACCAATAATGCATGTCCCACAGCACTTGGAAATATTTACATCATTTACAAACGGCGCTTGCTTCGCCACTTCAACAAGTCGCTTCACGTCTTCGCTTGCTCCCCATCGTTTGACCACACCCACAAACTCTTCAACGTCATGGCCAGCAAGATAATGCTTCGGCAGGCCTGTCATATCACTATAAATCGGCTCACCATCTTCCGGATCTCGCTCGACTCCGATGTGATAGAGCTCATGTTCAATCAATGCACAAAAGTCCCGATCTGAAGCTTGTTCGCAAAAACTTGCATCAATGGTAATGAGATAAACCGGCACATAGCCAAACCAGTCCCGCATCTGCTGCTCTTGTCGGGCTTTACGCCATCCGCCTTGGTTGAACATCACCTTTTCACACTGACCAAGCACCATGCGCTTTTTGGCTACACATGCTGATGATGCCCAGGCAAATGCAAGAAACTCTTCACTGTCGTGGATGAGCTCAGCGATATGGTCATGGTCCGGATTATGTAATGGACCACCAATTGTTAGGAAATTATCAATTACCCATTGCATGAGGTCTGGTGCAGGTGCTAAACGGATCGCCTCATCTTCTTCTGCTTTATCCATCAATTCAGTTGGTGGAAATGGTCTGATCTGGCTCATTGAATTTATGCCTCTTTAAACTTTTAAGCCATTGGTCAGCATGACTAGCTTCTATCTGCGTTGGTCCTGATTCATCAATCTTGTATCGAGTAGATGATTCAACCCTGACAACGGTATACCCTTTATCCCAAGCCTGATCATATTTATCTAAGCTCCAAGCTTTATTTGCCAATTTACCCTTACGTCCGCCCGACCAAGGACCACCAGAGATTTCAATTAAGATCCGGTGCTCAATAAGGTGAAAGTCATAACGCCAGTGCTTTGTTGATTTAAACTGGAACAGCTTTTCGTACTTGATCTCTAAGATCTGAAGAGCACATTCCATATCTTCAAAGGTGTCTAAGTAGGCTTGTTTGGCTTTCGGCAGCGGCCTAATTTTAGGTTTGGTTTTGGGTGGATGCTTTCTGGTGAGTTGGAAATATTTTTGGTTATCCATAAATTTTGCTCATAAAAAAAGAGCACCTAGGTGCTCTCTTACTCTTACTGATTTTTGTATAAGGCAAAATTTATTGCCCTTTCATATGCTTCTTCTTTCAGTTCTGTGTATACAAAGAAATACTGCTCTTGTTTGGTAACAGGATTGCTAAGCCTCATTGGTTCATAACTATGAGTATTTAAATCATCAGGATCAACATCAAATGTATCCATCTGCTGATCTCGCCATTCTCCACTTAAAACACCACCTACACACAACCATTTAGTTGAGTTGTCAGACATATATCCCTCTTGCAATTAGTGGATACAATCTTATACCACAGAAAATCAAAAGCCCTGCTAATACATATTATTAACAGGGCTGCTTGTGACGACATACGCTCAGCCAGTTGATAGGCATTAACGCCGTACAATTAAGAAGACTATCTTTTGATAAGTTAAGTTTGATTAACTACGAAGATGACTTTCAACTTTAAATGTTAAAGAAATTTTCAATTCTTTATCCAAATAAATAATTCTATTTACTTTCATCCTTTTTTTAAGTCTCTCTAAGGCGGCATCAACTTTAGCGGTAATCAATGTCTCTTCTTCCTGATCAAGATCTGGAATATATTTAATCACTTATTTAGTCCCTTAACGCATATGCTCATTGGCATTGATAAAGCATATTTATAAAATATACAAGTTTATTAAGGTTTTTTTAACAATGTATGAATTCATGAAAAAAAACCGCCGAAGCGGTTCTTTTCATTTTATATAGTAGCTACTACCATCTGAGCTATTAAAAACCCAATCTAATGTCGGGTAAATAATTTCACCTTTTATCAAAATATATTCAATTTTTGAACTTTGGACTCGTTTTCTTGAAAGTGTAATTTCAGTATTTTCCTCTAGATAGCATGCCTGTGCTCTTCTTTCGCTACCCTGATAATCAACAACTGTAATGTCTTTTAGCATCAATATGCTCCAGTTTAATCAATCATAGTATGCCTAGAAGTACATTTATACAAACTATAATTTTCTAACTATCAATTTTTATTATTTTGCAGAATTTTTAAAAGAATTCCTGAACAAAAATATATATGTGTGCTTTATGTACACCTAGTTGAAATTTATAGAGCATGTATCCGGCCTTTAACTGATAAGACTCAAGCAGTTATATATAATTGATTTTATTTGTGAAATATTTCATCGAGATAAATCTTATCTGTAGCACATATCAACACATATAGATCTTAAAACTACCGTAGTGTAACGACTTTTAAAGCGTAGTATAGGCTCTCCACAGTGAAGTAAAGAAGATTAAAATGTCTGATTTTAAAGATTTTTCTAAAAAAGCTACAAAAGATAATGAAGCAAACCAGCAAGTTCAAGCAAATGAACATACCGAAGTTACCACCCCTAACAAACCACAACCAGATACAACTGCCACCCCCGCTTCCGATCAAAACGATAAAGGGGTGCAACCTAATCACAATACATCTACACCGAGCTAAAAATCTAACTTAAAAATAAAGCCTTACAGTAATTTGTAAGGCTTTTTATTGTTATTTTATAAATTAATTTTTTAAGAACACCTTCATCATAACTTGCAAGTTCGTCTACACCAAAATCTTGGCAAATCCAAAACTATCTTAATACTCTCATAATGCGCTAATCATGTTATTACTATGAAAATAGAGCCAAATATATTTTTACAATACAAAAGACTTAGCGGATTATGATTCCAATCAAACTAACAACCTTACTTATCATGTAGATATTTTTCAATTCGCTCATATACATACTTTCGATCCAGGCTCTCAGGTATCCAAAAAATATGTTTAAGATGATGCTTCTCAAATACATTTCGGATATATTCTGTAGATTCCAACGTATCTATATTGGTAATTGTAAAACTATCTGATTTGTATTCTTCTATCGGTAGAATTTGGCCATCCAAAACACCAGAAATAAAAATATTCATTCTGTTGCACTCTGACAAAAAATCACTATAGCATGTAAAAAACCAAATATTTCATATCTAGATTTTACTTACATTTCAAATAATGTGATGTCTATGAAGATGTGTGATTTTCTATCTTTCAAATTTATAAATTTAATTTTTTAATTACTTAAAGTATAACAATTGGATCGTATGAATTTCATTTCTAAAGATTTATAAAAAATCTAAAAAATATCATTTTTTCGAAAATCCACTTTTTGTTTTTCGCTGATTATTTTTAAGTTTTTTGGTATTTACTATAGCTGCTCTCTGCCTTTTTTTCATCTTTTCTAAAGCAGATTCGGTTATGGCGATCATTAAGGATTGAAATTCTTGGTCTTCATTTGGAATATATTCAACCATGCAACTCCTCCTTAAGATAAAAGCAACTTATCTATAAAGAAAAATATTTCTGCTTAAGAAAAATCACACCTTATTCAATTTTATCAATAATATACTGCCTACCTATAAATCTTTTAAGCTGTTGTTGATTTAAAATATCATGAAACTCTATATCAACATCAATTTGAGTATCTTCATATAACCACCTAATCTTATGTATTATTTGATTATTTCCTTCCTTAATAGCATTAATAATAGGTTCAATGATTGACTGAACACGGAATTTCTCACCTGTTTCAATGTTTTTTAATGTGATAATTGTCATTTTTATCTCCTTATGGAGACTCTTTATACTATATATTTGAGTAAATGTTAGTAAAGTTATTAAAGATTGGTGCAGTTAATATAGTTATTGGGTAATCACACCCTCTTAAAAATCTATGAATTAAATTTAAATATCCTTAATAATTATAGCTTTGCTTTATACTAAAATACTCTCTGTTAGTGGACTGGTCTTGCCCTAGTGGGATTAAGGGTTAAAATAAAAAAAGCCCACCAATGGTAGGGGCTAAATTTAAATTAGTAATTCAAATTACATAAATATCTGTTTCCACTTGATCCCACAATGCCAATATCTGATCACGATGAACAATTGGTTCTTCTGTCTCAAGTATATAAAATGATTTTACTGTTCCTTGGAAGCTTATTTGCCTACGGGCATAGACACAAACAGGCCTAGCTATTCCAGTGTATGGGCTATAAGGTTTAAGTATTTGAGCTTTATCCATTTCCTCTGTTTCAACTAAGGAACCAGACATATGACCACCAATGTAAAAAGTCATAACGACACCCTTCATTGATTAAATATAGATCAATTTTATTATAAATTAAATAAAAGTAATGGACGTATATTTAATATAAACAATTATTTTCAATGAACATAAATCTAAAAAAACCAGCTAGTTGTAGCACAAAAAAGGAAACCTCCCGAAGAAGGTTTTTAGAGTTGGTCTGATTTAATCGAAGTATGTCTCAATATTAAAATACTTTTTAATGTATGCATTTGCCTTTAAAGCTTCATCAAACTTAATCTCGATTGACTCTTTATTGAGGCTGTTATGAGGCTTAAATTTTATATTGACGACATAAACCTCTGATTGTTTTGAAAAACCCGCACTTAGGACTTCACTAGCATTAATACAAGATCCATTTTTTAAATCTATAAACATTCTTCCCTCCTCTTTTTTCCTTTGTTTGTGAGTGATGATTAATTATGTTGATCTCTATAATCCTGACTATTAAAGTAAGTAGCGATATCTTCAGTAGACTTGGATTTAGAATAACTCCAAAGCAATTTCCTGAGCTCTGAATCAAAATCGATATCAGATCCTATATCAACAAAATACCTTGGTTTTCTTTTAATCTTACTTTCAGTGACATTCTCAACCAAACTTGCCAACCAAAGCTTATACTCATCTTTATGTTTATGGTGAGGTATTATGCTGATATCTAGATTTATTTTTCTGTCAGTACAGATCTTAAAAGAGTCTTCAACATCCACGTCATGACACCGAAGCTTCAGTCCTGTATCTTTAAGTTCTTTCCTAAGCTGTAAAAATATCAAATCCAATAATTCTTGTGGGTCTGTTGAAAATTTATTTTCCACTTCAAGTTTTGAATATATTTTTTCAGCAATTTTTAAGTATTGAGGCATTTCCTCGCCCTCTAGAATAATTGTTGATGCAACAACAACCCATCTAAAGTAAACCTAACACCAGTCAAAAAGTGTAATTTTTAAACACTAACTTGTAATCTCTACAATACATTTGTATCAAAAATAAAAAAGCTCGCTAAATGCGAGCTTTCAATATTGGCCTTAAGTAGAACTTTGCCAACGTGACATAAATATGCCATAACTTGTGTACACAAGCAAGTACCTACCTTACCTGCAACTTGCATCAGGCTTCTGGTTATAGAAAATTGCCGTCATCTCATGAGTCAAATAATCTAAGAAAGCAAACTTTTCGGTTGGTTCCGGTGTTTCCACAAGCCAAAGCGAGTACTTCACTTCATTAAGCCAGTAAATTACAGTTTGATTCTTATGAATAATTCTCCCTTCTTCCATCTTTAATTCATTTATTACCTTTAAACACTCAACCAAGAACTTTGCTTTTTCTAATGGCTGATCTATTTGGTAAAAATTACTTCTAGAAATCTTATATACAGCATTACTAAAATCATAAATAGCTTGATCCGGAGTGGATTTCATAATGGTCACAGCAGAACCTAAGTCAGTTAAGCGAGTCTATAGAACTTTCAATTTTTTAGTATCTTTTATTGCAGTAAATCCGATTTTAAATTTGGATATCTACCTGAGATGAATGCCAACCCACATTTCATGTCTTGGCGAATCTGAATAGTAGAAGTCTCGAAAATTTCTGCTGCTTTCCTTAACTTTGTGTTATTGACACAGACACACCAGAGAACATCTAACCACTCTTGCAAAACCTCGCTTTCATGCTGTCTTAAATCTAAAATTATGCGCTGAAATGCTCTCGCTTCATTATCAGTGATCTGACAAGCAACTCCTTTTTGAAAGCTAGGCTCCTTAAAGCTTTCATCACTCATATATTGTGCAAATAGCTCATCTCGCTGCTTTTTGCTTAATTTCTTTTTAGGTAAGCATTTATAAAATTTCTGTCTATTTTCACTATCTCCATTAATCCATGCCCCAAATTGACGAAACCAGCCCTCAGTACTGTATTTTGTCCAATCTGTTGTTTGCATGATTGTTAATTTTGCGTTCATCTTTTTAAACCTCACGTACATCAATATTTAGAACCGTTTTCATCAAATGCTTTTTATTTCTATAGCTGTCTTTCTTTCTGGTAGCAGCTGACTTCACATCTTCAACAATGTATTGGCCTACAGCGTTGTAATAGGTGAAATCAGCAAAATAACGCAATGCCGGCTTTGCCCGGTTTTCGCCTTCAAGTTTTGTTTTTGGTGCCAGCTCAAACTTAGTGTGGTGTTGTAACCCAGTAATCTCACCCCGCTGTTGCATAGCCTTGAGCTCGATGTACCGCTTGTACTCTTTTTTGCTGTCAAAGGTCATACCGTCGCATTCGACCTTACTGGCATTGAACTTGTTGCGTTTAACGGTCTTAGGCTGACGAGACAGCTTAAGGATTTCTTCACGGTACTGGGCGAGGCTCATGCTACTCATCAGGCTGCATTTCCCTTGTGTTCGTTGCTGATGTTAATCAGGTACTCAGCCCACTTCTTGAGATTTGCAGGATCTTTAAGCATTGGCTCCAAACGCTTAGCCAGTTGTTCATAGCTTTCGTTGCCAACCGAATATTTAGCGAATTCAGGTAAACGGGATAACTTGCTTGCAAAGAAATGTCTCTGTTTGTCGGTCAGGGTGTTCTTGGATTTAGCTGGTTGCTTCTGGTTCGGTTGAGATGAGTTTTTTAAACGATCCTGTTTTGCTTTCGCTTCAAGTAACCAATTTGCAAAGTGGTAGATCATGAGTTCATCACACATGCTCTTTTCCGCATTGAATAATTCAAAAGCCCTAAGTTCACGGTTGAACCAAGTTGATGAGATGATTTCGTTTGTATCGATCTCAGGATTTGCTTGAGCAATTTCCAGACTCAATTTTTTTGAACAAAGCCAGTGGTTTTTATTTTTAGATTCTATTGGTAGATTCTTTGGGAGATTCTGTGTCCCAATAACGGCACTGTTCAAAGTCCCGTTATTGGGACTGTTAGGTATCCCATTATTGGAACTGTTCCGTTGTTGGAACTGTTCCACTTTTGGTACTGTTTCCCGACCATTAATGCCAATCAACTTGTACACCTTAACTTGCTTGGTAACACCTTTACGTTCACCAGTATCAGCAATCAAACCATCTTGAATCAATTCTGCAATTATTTTTAGAACCGTCTTACGCTCAATCTGAGTATCATTTTCAAGTCTTTTCATACTTGGATAACAGGTATGGTCTTCTCCTGCTCGATCAGCAAGAGATAAAAGTACAAGACGTTTTAAAGGTAGGCGGCACCCACCTTTTTTTTCTTTGAGCTCAACTCTCCAAGCCCAGTTTGTGGCATCTAAACTCATACATCACCACCTAAAAATTTGAATGCGCTTTTAGCCACGACTGGAACTTGTCCATTTCCAATGGCTTTAAGTCTGTCCACCCTATGGGCCACCCCATCAGCCACTCGACCCAGTTTGGGTTCAACCGACCACCATTTCCCCCTTGTGGAGAAACTGCCGTGTTCAATCGTATTTGACGTCCCTTTGCTTTTCTTTCTGCTAATGTCTCGTTGCTCCATTTGTCTGCATCGGAGGCATTGGGTGTTGGAAAATTCGCAACAGCTCCCGGCAAACCGTTTCTCGGATGAGGGCTGATTTTCCCTCTTTTGTTCCAGTCCGATGCCTTTGGTGTTGGCCACATATTGATGACAGTCTCCAATGCAGGAGATTTTCTGATGAAATCTGCTGGACTGATTCTCGGTTTCGCATCCGATGCTTTGGGAGTAGGCAACAATCCAGAGCCTGTCGCGGATATGGGGCGCTCCAAAGTTAGATGCTGAAAAACGTGTCCAGTGCGCGTCATACCCCATTTGGGCAAGATCACTGATGACTCGGGTAAGTCCTCTGGAAACAAGCATTGGTGAGTTTTCCACCCAGACTTCTCTTGGTCGAACTTCACTGATAATTCGTACCATTTCTGACCAAAGTCCTGAACGTTCCCCATCGATCCCTGCGCCATTTCCGGCAGATGAGATGTCCTGGCATGGAAATCCTCCAGATATAACGTCAACAATGCCTCGCCATGGTTTTCCGTTAAAAGATTTAATGTCAGACCAAATTGGGAAAGGCGGGAGAATTCCATCATTTTGTCGTTGCGCCAAAACTTGTGCGGCGTAGGCATCACGTTCAACTGCGCACACTGTTGTACATCCCATGAGATACGATCCGAGTATTCCTCCACCAGCACCTGCGAAAAGAGCCAACTCATTCATGACACCTCCGCTAATACTTGCTCAACATTTGTAAGACGACGCTTTGCATTCAGCTCTGCAACTGAGGCATGGCGTAATTCAGAATCTGCTGCTATTACACGTTCGCCATTAATCAAAATGGTTACTCCTTTACTCAGTAGCCCACAAATGTCCTGAACAATGAAAAGCTCATCTGAGTCAAAAGTCTTATTGATGAACTCAAGAGGTGTTTTAATTACAACCGTATCCCCCACAATAAAATCACTGTTGTGGGTTGATACTTCGTTTGATATATTTGTCATGTTCTAAATCTCTCCAGATTGATGGACACTGACCGCTAAACCTGTTGACGCAGGAAGCGGTTTTTTATTGGTCCTGAATGCAGGCATTAATTTGTTGCTCCAGCGTGGCAAGCAGTACATGCATGTCATGAATGACTTTGGCCATGTCGATTGCCTCACCCTTGGTTATTCGACCATCCGCAAGCATTTCTCTAAATTGCTTACTTACGTTGCCTTTCTTGATACCGATGTTGAGAAAGGTATCCATCAGACAACTGTCTCTATGGCTCTCAGGTATATCCGGCAAGTCGATGGCTGCTTTGCCATGTTCTGCACAGATCGCCTGAAGTATCCGGAAATCCCCTGTTATGCCCATCAGCTTTGTGGCTTCAAGCAAAGTCAGGTGATGTGTTTCCGTGTTTGGGTTGACCTTGCTGTTGAGCACCGCCGGGCTTTTGATGCCCATGCGTGATGCAAGCGCATTTGCCCCGCCTTTAAAGTCGTGAACCGTGTGGTAAGCCGCATCTAATATGTTCATTGCGAGTCCTTTTGAACGTGTTTATTAGATGACTATCTGATTACTATTTTGAGTAGAACGAATGTATACCCAATTAATGTCAGGTCGCAGTTCTTCAGCTTTGACCTGACCATTCGTAAATTTTTCAATTGGCAAACAACGATCTTCAGGAATTTTTTCGAAATTCCATTTACATAAAGCCCAAGGAGTAATTTTTATTCCTCTAGCTAATGCCGATTTACTACCAGCAATTTTGATAGCTTTTATTAATGCATCTTTTGGAGTGCTCATAATGCAACCGAATTCACTACTTAAAGTAGAAGATAATATACAACTTAAAATAGAATTGGTGCAACCTAAAATTCAAGATAAAATTCTACCTTATGTAGAAAATGGAATAGTTTCGATGCCACAGCCTAAATACTTAGATTTTGCCAATCGGTTAAAAGAGCTGATGGAAAAGGATAATTCGCCTATCAAAACTGTTAATCAGTTAAAAGATACAATTGGCGTGACTTATGAAATGGCTCGTCGCTATACATTAGGCACAGCAAAACCACGTGAAGAAAAACTACAAACTTTGGCTGATGCCTTAAATGTTGATATTAGTTATTTAGATCATGGAACAAGTATAGACAAAAATATTTCAACTCCTTTTCCAATTGCTGGTCGATTAATACCAGTAATTTCATGGATACAGGCTGGTACATGGACAACTGCTGAAGGCGTTCCTACAGGAACACAATTTGAAGAATGGTTACCTCCTAATCCTAAATGTGGAAAAAATGGATATGGTTTAGAAGTTGTTGGTGAGTCAATGCTTCCAGACTTTCGTCCGGGTGACAAAATATATGTAAATCCTGACTTTCAAATAAATGATTTAAAAACAGGTGATTTGGTTATCGTTGCTTGCGAGGGCGAATCAGAAGCAACTTTCAAGAAATTGATCGTAGAAAGCAACGGTATGTATTTAGAACCCTTAAACCCGAAATGGCTTGAAAAAATCATGGAGCTCCGTGAAGGATGCAAACTGGTTGGAAAAGTTGTTGGATTATATAGGGATGTTTAATACAATATTAATACGCTATAAATACTCAATACATTAGGGGTTAAAATGACTAAATATAAATTAAAATATTCACATAATATTATTGAACATTTAGGTCTTAAGTTATATCAGAATAAACCAACCAATGTGATTGCAGAATTAGTATCTAATTCTTGGGATGCTCTTGCTCGTAAGGTCAATATTGACTTAGTTTCTAAACAAGGATCTCCAATAGGTATCCTTGTTTCAGATAATGGTGTCGGAATGGACAGTTCAGAAATTATTAATAATTGGTTAGTAATTGCCAAAACTAAACAAGGTTCAAGAGAAATAATTGAAAAAAGTTCACGTAAACCAATGGGAAGAAAAGGAATTGGAAAATTAGCTCCATTTGGTGTCGCTAAACAAGTTGAGCTAATTACATTAAAAAATGGAAAACTTAATTGGTTAAGTTTAGATTATAAACATTTAACAGCACAGACCAGTCAAGATAAACCCTTTGAAGTATATGAACCTACTGTTTATTTTGATGATTGTTCCAGTTTTAAGATTGAAGATGCCGAAAATACATTACAAACAATAACGAAAGACATTGAATTACAGGATAAAATTAAAATACGCCTTATTGAACTATTAGAAGAGAAACAAGGTACCATCATTATTGGTCATGACTTAAGCCTGACGAGAATAGTGACAACTGAAACACTAAAAAAATCTCTGGGTAGACGTTTTACCATTACCCTAAATGATCCTGAATTTCAAGTTATTATAAATGATGACTTACTTGAAGAAAATGACTGCTTTCCAGAATGGGGACTTCGTATTCCTCCTGTTGGAAAAATTACAGAAAAGATTCCATTTAAATATATTAATGAAAACAATGAAGAAATTACTGAATTAAAAGAAATCAAATATTGGATTGGTTTTGTCGAGTCTGCTACTTGGTCACAAGATGAGGCTGGAATAGGTATTTTTGCACATGGTAAATTAGCACAAGACAGACCATTCTTTTTCAAAATCAAAGGCTCTGAAATTTTTACTCGATATATGTATGGAGTAATTGAAGCAGATTGGATAGATGAATTTAATGAAGATATTATCTCAACGGATCGCACAACATTAAATTGGGAATATCCAGGTTTGGAATCATTCTTAAACTGGGGCGCAACTGAAACTAGAAAGTTTATAAACCAATTTCTTACTCACAGAAAAGATAAAGCTCTAGTAGAGATTGAAAAACTTGTTGAAGTTACATTAAGAGATAAAAGTGAATATCATTTAACATCTAATGAGCAGACTCATTTAACATCACTACTTGCCGAAGTAACCCCTAATATAGAACTCACTGAAGAAAATAAAATCCATTTTATTGAAGTTGCTGCAAAAGCATGGGTACATGAACCAGCTAGAAGACTAATCAAAAACCTTTGGAATGAGACATCACAATTTGATCCAACTCAATTCCCTTTGATAGTTGATAAACTTGTTCAAGAACTTGTGCCTGAGGGACTGTCCTTAGGAGTGATGTTTTCACTAAGAATTTATGCTTTAACTCAATTAGAGCACAGAATAATGGTTGGCAATGAAACTCAGTTACAACATTTAGTTGAGGAGTTCCCATGGATACTTCATACAAACTATGAAAAATTCTCAGCAAGATCTTCCCTAAAAAAACTCGTTGAAGAGGCAAAATCAACTGGAAAATGGCAATTTAGGGAAGCTGCAGTTGCGACACCAAATGATTATAAACAACCCGATGTTGTTTTTTTAGGTGATGCAGAAGATAAGAATATTATTGTAGTAGAGCTCAAGGGGCCTGATGCAACTGTGGCTTGGTTGGAATTCAATCAACTACAATCTTATATGCAGTATTTTCAATCAAGATTCCCAAATGCTAATGTTACTGGATACTTAATTGCCAGGGGAATTGAAGAAAGCGTTCTAAAACAAACCCCACCTACAGTTCAATTTAAATCTTGGTCTGATATTCTAATGGAATCAAGAAAAGAACATATGCAAACTTTAGCAACTATAATGGCTGGTCATGACGTAAATCCTATGGATGCTAGAGTCCAACAGATTTGTGAATTAGGTGGAGAGCCTGTACAGCAATTTTTATTGCAAATGGCTAATAATAATGATGACTTAGCAAGAGTTATCAATAAATTAGAACCTAAACTAAAGACTCAAAAGAAAGCTAGCTAATTGATAACTTACCAAGGGAGGCAATGCCTCCCCCACCATTTCACGAACTAAATGCATTGATTTATAAAACACTTTCTCGGGCCACACAAATGTTTCAGGAATACTTTGTATTAACATACATTCTCTAACACTTAATACACGATTTTGACTTGGATGAAGTTTATTATCACTACTAAAAGCATTTGTGTTTGTTGTGATGGCTGATGATAAACCATCAGGGTGAATACGTTTATAACTCGTTTTAAAGCCCTTTATGCTTCGAGCACTACCATCAGTTTCTTCCACGTGTGGTCTAATTTTTATATCCTTACCACATGTTTTACATTTAATTTCAAACATTGGTGTATCAGTATTACCACAGTGTTCACATGCATTGATCCAAGCAGACTTGCCACTATTTGCAGGTATATTAGCTATCCATGAATAGTGCTTTTCACTTAATACTGGAACATGATGAAAAATATCATTTTTATCACTATTTTTATCTTTTGATTGACTATCCAATTCTGATAAATGACCTATCGCATCTACAATATTTCTTGGTGCATCATTTGGTATATTGTAATTAAAAAACTCCATATCTTTAGAATGAATATTTTTCATTTTAGCTATATCTTTGCGAATATAAATACTAAAACTTCTTTTTCTTGATTGTGGGACTCCAAACTCAGACACACATTTAACGAATGTCTTTCCTAAGTAATCACCCAAAATTACATCAATAAACTCCTCAACATGTCCCACAGCCCCATGTTCATTACACAACAGACGTCTTCCAAAATTTGGGACATTTTCTATCACGATAAATTTTGGTTTTAACTTACAACATACTTCTAATGCTTCAAAAAATAGGAAATTACGATGATCTGACTTTGCACTATTTGTATCTTTTAGCTTCCCTCTTCTAGAATTGGCAGTACTAAAACTTTGACACGGAGGCGTGGCAAAAACTAAATCCAAAGTTTTTTCCTGAGATAAGACATATTCAATTAATTTATTCTTATCCTGTTTAATATCACTAAATATTTTTCCAGATATATTTGCTTCATGGACTAATCGTCTATTTGCATCTAGCTCACAAGCAGCTAAACAATTACCACCCAATAGTTTTAAACCGAAATCTGAAATTCCAGCACTAGAGAAAAGGCTTACATAATTGAAATTAAACTCAGGTTGGATAGATCCGCACATAAACTTTGAGTAGCTAACAGTGCTAAATTCCTGTGAATTATTAAGTTTTAGAGCGAGATTATTCAATTCATTTTCCCAGTACTACCATATCATCGGCGTCATTATGATACTCAATTTATGCTTCGAGAGCATGCTTTAAAAAACGTTTCTATTTAATTCTGGGGTTTATTTTTGACTAACACAAATCTAAATACAACTAAATATAGAATTTTTGTTCTACAAAAGATTGACATTTTTTCTACTTAAAGTAGTATTTATCTCGTGGACAACAAAAAGCCCCGGAACTTTGGATGGCGACGGGGCTTTGCACTTAAGCGAGATAAGTATGAAACAAAAGCCTATACATAGTCAAACGTCCCAACGTTTACACCAGCATCCTACTGCTGCTGATTATCAGGTCAGTACACTTGAAATCATCAAAGCCAATCTAAAAGATGCACTGAAGCTCTTCCCTATTATTTTAGCTGTTTTCCTACTCTGGCTCGTCCTTACTACTGTCGTTTACGGCATTTTTGGAGGATAAGTCATGGCACATTTACATACAGCTTCCAACTTAAAAACCAAGCGATTTAACGGCTCGTTATCGAACAAAATACAACCGACAAGCTATGACGCACAGCGACTTGAAAGCCCTGTAAATACTGGGCATTCAGCATCATATACACAGGGTAAGACCAGTAATATGGAGCCTGTCATGCAAAAGAAACGCTATACCACACCATTCGCAGAATTTATCTGTAAAGACGTGAATGGCTACTACAACGTACGCCTTGGCCCAAAAACTTATCTGGTCAACGCTTCGTTAAATTACACCCCTGATTTTGATACAGAATTCTTCGGTGGCATTCAGGCTGCTGCTTTTGACTGGCACTCTATCCTCGTTAAGGAAACGCCAGATAGCCAGCCTCGCCCGATCAATGAGGAAGAATTATCTGTGTATTGGCTAAAAGGTAATATCAAGAAGCTCGTAAATTACCAACGTGCCATTCAACGCAGTGCCAAAAGCCAAACACCACGCTATAGCAAAGAACAACGTATTGATTACCGCAACGCGCAGTACAACGGTGCCTAAGGAGATTTAAGATGAATGCAGCAGTGAATCAACAAATGGCATCGGCAACCACACTTGATGCCCTACAACTGATCCAGCTTGAGTTAAAAGCACCAAAGAGCAAATACAACAGCTTCGGTAAATTCCATTACCGCAGCCTGGAAGACATCCTTGAAGGTGTAAAGCCGTTATTGCAAAAATACGGCGCTACTCTTGTGGTGACTGATGAAGTACAAGAGATCGGCCCGGTTGTGGTGATCACGGCCAAAGCAGTCTTTACCGATGCACAAGGCAAACAAACCATGACTACTGCTCATGCTGGTGTCGAGATCAATAAAAAAGGAATGGATGTGGCTCAGACTTTTGGCTCATCCAGTTCCTATGCGCGTAAATACGCATTGAATGGCCTGTTCCTGATTGATGATACCCAAGATGCTGATACGGATGCTTTCCATCAGCAAACCAATGCACCTGCCCGTAACAACCAGCAGAATGCCCCTGCTCAAAACCTGCAACGCAATCAGAACCCGCCGCCAGTGCAGCAACAACGTCAGCCACAGCCACAAAACCAGATGGCCCCTGAAAATCCAGCTCAGCAATTGACTCAGGATTTTCAGCAGGCCTTAAACGCGATCCATCATGCGGATAAAGAAGCGGATCTGGGCCCGATCTATAAACAGTTTAAAGGCACCCGCTATGAAGCCCAGATCGTGCAGGCCTGCAAGGCAAAAAAGGACATGGAGGGTTGGAGTGCGTAAAAACCTACATCTTTAAGTATGTGGCCAAGCTTCACGGCAAAGGCAGCTTACGAGGACGTGTAGAGGCTACGACAGCTCTCCAGGCAAAACAACAGGTCCTGCAAGGTAATGAAATGATCAAGGATGTCTCGGTCTCCTTGTTAACCAATCAGAAGGCTGCCCGCACGCAGTCTTTTGAAAAGTTAAATAATTAAAAGTTTTTGCAGGTGGGAATATGAAGAATTTCAGAAATCCTATTAGACCTAAAATTTAAAAACACACTTCTAAACAATAGAACATTCTTGGCAATGTTCTCCAGAAGCGATCGTATTGTTGACCCATACGGTTGTTTCTGGAGAACATTGCATAACAGGTAGAAGCATGAGCATTATGCAAAAATATATAATTGTTGTTGAATCAGAAAAACCACCAAGAGTGTGTTTGCAGGATGTAATACCGCAAGTGGGCAAAGTTTTAGAATTGAAATCTGAGGAGCTCCCTCACCGGGTCGATACCAAATGGGTAATGGAACGTTATGAAATGGCACGCTCCACGGTAATTGAATTTTTAAAACCATTTAATAAAGGTTCGGGTGGCAAGTATTCCTATGATCCTTTAGAGATTATCCCAGTGTTAGATAACCGCCATAAAATAAAACGCGGTGCAAAGAGAAAAAACTAAGCCCCTATCAAGGGGCTTTTCTTTTATGCGGCATTTAGCATTTTGGCAATCTCAGATGCACTCGGATTGTAATATGTATTCACCAGCACATTAATGGTTTTATGCCCTGTAATTTTAGCGAGGATCTCTACTGGGATTTTCTGAATATTTACTAACCGTGTAATGGCCTCATGGCGCGTATCATGGAAAGTAATAATCCCATTCAACCCAACTTTTGCTAAGTTGCGTTGCCAGATAAGTCTAAATGAATTGCTGTTATGTTTTAACAGCTTCCCTTTTCTACCCTTTAATAGATCCAGCAATTTACGTCCACGTGTTGTTAAAGGGACATCCCGAGCACTGCCATTTTTGGTATCTGGTAAATGCACATAATCACCATAATCATGGATGTCATGAATCCCCAAGATCTCACCTCTACGCATAGAAGATTCCATGGCAAAGAGAAATGCCCATGCTACCTCTTGAGCTGGTGTAACCGGTTCTTTTTCTTCATTGTAGTTATCTAAACCAGCCAGGATGATTTTTACATGTTCATCTGTGATTCGTTGGTTTCGTGGCGGTGGTAGCGATGGCTTCTTGATAACTTGAACAGGATTATTTTTTAATAAGAATAATTCACTGACAGCATAAGTGAATACAGCTGAACATAGACTTAGCTCTCGGCTAACCGTACTTGATTTAACAACCTTTAAGCGACGATCTCTAAGGGCAACCATATCTTGTGGAGTGATATCGTAAATCGAAGTATTTGCTAGATAACCGCAATAATAGTTGAGACGTTTAAGATAGTTCTTTATATAGGAGCTGCTTTTTTTATGTTTACCTACATTTTCGTAATATCGGGTGAATAGTTCAGAAAAAGGGATATCTGGTTGTTCGAGTTTTTTTAATTCTTCTTGGTATTGTAGCTGGAGTTCCATCAGTCGACGTGCTGCCCAATCTGTACACTCTTTTGCGGTGTCTCTTGTAGCTGCGTCACGGAGATGTTTGTATTTTACTTGGATGCGATAAGAATTACCGCGCTTGACTGGCTTTTGCAT